ACTTCCATTTGTAGGGTCACCATCATACCATCGGATGCAATCTTTTGTTAAATCAGAGCGATTGGTTAGATATTGCACTATTCCGGGAACATATGGGCCTGCAGCCAGCGTTGCAAAAGGAAATGTAATTATTATATTAGGAGCTATTTGCGTTACATAACCAGATTGAAAGTTAATCGAAGTTGTCGCAGCAGCAGTTGGACCAGTCCATTCATTTATAAAAACAAAATCTCCAATAACTAAAGGTGATCCCGCGATTGTTATTGTTAATGTAGTAGCTGTATTTGCTACATAAGCGATTGAAGAAGCTGGAGCATATTGCATTCCAACATTTGTTGGATCAAACGGGACTTCAATCCCATTAGTAGCCCAAAAAGCGCCTTCATAATTAGTTGTCCAAAATTGCTGATAATCTTGTCCATTCCACGTGATCGGAGTCCAAACGATTTTTGGAACATATCCGGGTAAAAGAGTAGCATCTAAAGCAGCATTCTTATAATAGCTAACACTTGGCATATTATAAGGAAATACAGGAGATATATTGTAAGCGTATTTTGTATCAAAACCGATCGTTTGAATAAACTCTTCTGTTTTTTCTATGTAACTTTCAAGCCCCATCACAGGCAATACAGGATAATAGGCAAATACTGCTGTCGCTGCAATTCCTGCGCCTGCTGTATGCGTTAAAACAATGACACCAGTTATATAATTGATGGTTCCTGAGTTTCCGGGCGTGATAGATGTTAGATTCCCATCCCCTTGATCTGTAAATATAATGGGTCCAGCAATCGTAATAACCACAGATCCGGGCGTTATCGTTGCGTTAGCTTCTGGTGTAACCGCAGGAGTATAAGTTGAATAAATTGTATTAATTGTCCAAGGAGAAGCGCCAGAAACACCAATTGATGCTTCAGGAAAATAACGAGCAAGTCGATTTAAAAACTCATCTCCCCTTCTTCTTTTAACTCGTCCTCTCCATTGATAGGCATTATTGAGTTTTGGAAATGCATCATTGTCGATATTAAACGGTAAAACGTTTGTAGTGATACCATTTTTAATAGGTCCTACGACAAGTTTTGTTGTCATAATGTCGGCCATAAAATATATCGGTAAGCTGACCCTATAATATCAGCACCATAAGTAGTAGGAGTTGCAGGAAATTGAATATTTTTTATTGCTGTAAGTTGTAAACTTCCGGGTGCACCTATAGAACTCAAAAATATAGATGTAGCTGCTTGCACATTATAAAGAGGTGATATTTCCGTATATAGAACACCTGCAAATGCTGAAAACCTGAAAGATTGTATACTTTCACCAGGAATCAAATAGTTTGGATTTGTAAATACAATAAAACCAATACAGTTGTCTGGAATAATATCAGGCAATATAGCTCCTGCAAGAGTAATATTAACAAGTCCAGAACCGCTTTTATTAACAATGTTATACTTAGCTCCTGTTCCTGATTGATAATAAGGATTAATTTGTCCGTCTAATGTTTTTGGATAAAACTGACCAGCTCCGGGAATGGCTGCTGGATCTGCTAAAAGAGGCTGTTGATGGATAGTTTTGTGATAACCCCCATTAGCTGCATTAAAGCTGATGTGGTCTTGTGCAATCAAATTGTCTGTTGAATTGGTATTAATCTGCATATTGGGCTGATCAAAAGAAGGATTATGTGACGCTGCCGGAATATTTGTTATATAAGTAAAATTAGGCATGATTCTCCTAGTAGGAAGACCCGTTAAAGTTGCTTGTTGCGCTTAATGCGGATGCGTTGTTATGGCTGAAAATAGTTTTAGTTCTTGTAGCTGTCCATTGTCTTTGACTTCTTATGTGAACTAAACTTTCTTGTTCTAAGAAACGAGGTTCATAAAAGGCTAGTTGCTCTGCGTCTCCGGTGTCGGAAAGGATCTTTCGAGCGGCTCCAAGTGATAGATATTCAGCCATATAGCCAAATGGAAGGGCTGCGCTTGTGTTTAGAAATGCTGCAGGCGACAAATAAGCATCTATCTCAACGGTGTAGGATTGGGCTGGGGGGGATCGGAGAGTAAGAACGTTATTATAAAATAAAACTGATCTTGGCAATCCTGTCTGAAAGAAATAGCATTGAACATTGATGTTATTTCCAAATGGAACAGGAGCCGGAAATGTAACATTCACCTCACCAGTTAGGTAATTGATCATGTTAGGCTGTGTTGAAGTGGAGTTTGGACCATCTATCGTTCCACCAGATGAGTAAGCTGTAAATCCAGTAGAATCCACATTTATAGTTATTGTGGTAGGAGTGACATTGACAATAGAGTAAGTATTGCCATTCAATTGAGTCATTCCAACAACACCATTAATTTCAATGAGTTGACCCACAACGAAGGTATTATTTGCCGTTATCACTGCTTGTACGGCTTGAGTTACTGCGGTTATAGTCACCAAAGAACCATACCCACCCGGCAATGCTTGATTTCCATAGGGAGCCTTACCCGGATTCATCAAAAGACCTAAATTCACATTGGTATCCAAAAACTCTCCGCTATCTGCAACTACGATATTGTTCCCCGTGGAATCAATCGAAGTGATAAATACAGCTGAATCTACGCTTGTGGTCGAAATGGTAGCAATGAAATTACTAACAGTTGAGGCTAGAGGAGGATCTATATTTTGATTTGTGGATACAATACCCGTAATATCAACATGTCCTCTTAAAATCGCATTAAATGGAGGATTTGGAGGGCTGACTTGTGGTCCAATGAAAGGGATCTGAAAAGTATAAGGGCCAACTCCGCCATTACCTTGTGCTACTACAAAACTTTGCTGAACAATCTTCGGCCAAACACCAAAGAACTTATCTTTCTCAGTTTCAAAATGGCATTGAACTCCTCCAATATAAGCAGGTCCGATAAACCCTTGATAGACTGGATAATAACTTACAGTTTGACTACTACCTGCTGGAGAAGTTTGAAGACTGTAAAGAGGCATGTTGTATTGATCTACACCCGATTGTGTCTGAAACTGGTACTTTGTCTTGAAATCAAAAAGCTGAATACGCGCATCTACATCATTAATCAAGAATCGATTCAAATAATCTATAATAAGATCATCTGTAATCGAAGAGTTAGACGGAGTTTTAATCAGCCGTCTAACATAAACAATCACATCTTGAAGGAGATTCATCGTTGTAATTCCGCTTTACATTGCATTTATGCGCCCATAAAGATTGATTTTGTATTACCTACAGGATGAGCATCTAAACGCTGAATCGTGCTATCTACGGCCATCGTTCCATAGTATTGACCCATATGGTCCGCGCCTGTAGTTACACTATCGCGCATCGTTAAAACGTGGTATTTAGCGCGCTTGATTTGCTCTGCTACATAGCGAGGAGCCCAAAGAGCTTTATTAACAGGTACTTTCCAAAACTGAGCTGGCATACCCGCGAATGGCTTGGTCCACATTTCAATTATTTCACCGATAATCATTTTGTTTTCCGCGATGAATTGAACATATTCTTTTGCGTAATCATATTCTTTTCTGTAATCTTCGTTGAATTTTTCACGGGAACCGATAGAAGTATGAGGCTTTAGATAGATATCGGTAGCTCTTGCAAGTTGATTCTGAGACATTGTGGTCTGCATTTCTTTATCAACTTGTGGCGCCATATTCATACGATCAAGAGTTAAAGAACGTACGCTTGAATCAAAGGCGTCAAGTTGCTTTTCAGCTTTATCGATTTCTTTTTCACCGAGCGAACTTCTTGGAGCTGGTTTTTCTGACATGTAGAATCCTATACTTAAAATTTAATTTATTTATAGCTTCTTATTTGAAGAAAGTCGAGAACTATTGCGGAGAAATATTTATGAAGCTTCCGGGAATGAAAGTAATGTTGTCTATTCTTCCTTTTGAATTCGCAACACCGCTATTCACATCACCAATTGCAATAATTTGAGGACTTGCGGTTGTTACTGTTGCAGAGGTTAAGAAAGGATCTACATTTCTAGAAGAATCGACATCTACGACTAATTGAGTGGGAGAAGGGACCGATACCACATATCCTTTAACATTGTTGAGTTGATAGCTTCCAAAGTTAGAAGGGATAAGAAAGCGAATTTGTTGTCCTACCACATAATCATGGTTTCCGTCCGTGATAACAATCGTGGTAGTTCCTAAAGTAATGTCATCAATCACATACCTTTGTGGGATGTAGTATTCCGCATGAATCTCCACATTTTGATAAATTGGGATGGGATAGGACAAAACGCCACGTTCAGAAACCATAAATACCTAATGAGGAGGGGTTTTACTCCCCCCTCAAGATATGTAATAATTTATTTTATTACAACGGAAGACTCATATCAGGATAGATCGCCATCCAATGAATGACATCCCCTTCAGTTCCAACCAAAGCTGAACCAGTTACGTTAACTCCAGCACCCGAACCAATGATAAATCCTTGGCTTGTATTATTTACATATGCGCCTTGAATTGCAGGTCCGTTGATTGTGTTAAATCTAGTTGTCCCAATTGGCACAAAATATGGAGGTGGATATAGAGATGATCCAGCCGATACTTGAACACCACCAGTATTTACATCACCTACTGCAACAATTTGAGGATATGAAAGTCCTGGGACAATCGATACCGCTTGATTGCTGTTAAAAGCTGTATAAGCTGATGAATCAAAGTTTACAATCACAGTATTGTAATCCGTTACCGCAATTACATACGCATAGATCGGAGATCCGGGTGTAAGAATATTAGGCAATGAATTCAATTCTACTGTACCCCAAGCGCTAGGAATACGGAATGCAACTTGCTGACCGACAACAAAATTATGAGCATCTGTTGTGTGGATCGTAGTAGTTGTTCCAAGAGTAATAGCACTGATAAATGTAGTACCGGGAAAGTACAAGTACGGATAAAGCACTTGCTTCATACGTGGTGTACCAGTTGCAGCTCCACTAATCACAGTATAATTACTCTGACTTGTATTCCATGGGATTGTGAAGGTCGTTGCACCAGTCACAGTCACAGTAAAAGGAATACCGTTTATTTGTGGCATACCTGTTGTAGTACTCTCAAACAAACCTTCCAAGATGACTACATCGCCGCTTTTTAGTCCATGTGCTGTAGTTGTAGTTACTGAAGCAGGATTTGCCTTAGTAATATCTGAAACAACAAATACAGGACCATATTGCAACATTTGACCAGCTGAGAAAGTGCTAATGCCTTGTGCAATAACTGAATCCATTACTAGATCTGGTGTTGCATCATAAACGTTCTGTACTGCAAAACCTTGACCCATACTAGAATACCATTCTGCCGAAACAACTTGGCTTGCTGCCGGAGCTGTAAAAGCATTAGTATAATTAGTAAATTGCACATATTCGGGTCTAAACGGTAAGTTAATAACCTGAGCCGCACCCGTCGAAGTAAAACTACCCCTTGCGATCTTTGAATATTCAGCCATCTTATACCCCCAAATTGCTTAAGCGAGTCGACAAGAGATTACGGATAGCCGTATCTTGTGTAAGCGCTTGAGATTGTGCAAATTTAACCGCTAATGTCGCATTTTGAGCTAACATACCGCTATAATAAGGATCACGATAAATCAAATTCATGGAATAACCATCTTGTGAAATATGCGTAAGCGCTTGTTTACCTAAAACTGTGTTATAATACACATCATTAAGTACACCAAGGTTATTAATAGCAGCATTACGAGCTACTGGAGCCTCAGAACTTGTTAAAATTCTCAAGTTATAGACTGAACCCCATTCGCTAGGCAATGCACTTGCATTAGTAGGATAATTCCAGTTATTAAGTACTCCTTGACCCACTAAAGCATCAAAATCAGACTGAAGTTCTGTTGAACTCAGCATGAAATATGAGCTACGTATCGGGCCTGTCAATTCTGTTACTTTTGTGACCTATTTCTAGGCGGGGAAACCTCTTCGGATCTCCCTCTCATAGTTACCTATGAGGTCAGACTATCGCTTCAACTAGTAAGTAATTCTTACCAGTTGTCCTCTCACTTAGTCGTTCACGGTGCTTTCGCTTCCGCCTTGTCTTCGCCATTCCATGGATGAATATTTTTGCAATGTCTACAAAAATATTCTTTTTCACAATCTTTTATTGTATGTCTAGAAGGAACAACATTTTTATCATTGGAACATCCTAATAACCTTACTGAAAAACCGTCTTTATCGATTTTGTTTATTTCAGGAAATCCAAACTTCACTAGGCTTTCTCCATCTTCATTCAATATAAATTGTGTGTATTCCATCATGCTGCGAGTTCCAAGTCAATCAGAGAAGATTTTACTTCGGCACACACTTTACCGAAGCGATCCATGCCTTCAATACCTGACATGAACTTATAGGCATTATTTGTATCCAAGGTCGTAGCTACAAGGCTAAAGTCAGTTAATCCGAGGTTAGTTGGATTAAAGCCATTTGATCCACCGCCTGCATTAATTTGCGAAGCAGCAGATACAATGTAGTCCCTAAGGATCAAATCCTCAGCTTGACGCATTGCCACAGCTAAACGCTCTGAAACCCAAGCTAATACACCCTCTTGGTCTTGCAAAATTACTTGCTCATTTATGATACAGCCCGTACCAAAAAAGGCCATTTGAGCGTCTATAATGTCCCTTTGAGGGATTTGCGCTGGTGGATCTATTCCGCTGTTACCTAGTTGAACAGTAGGAGGAGTTAACGCACGAGGGCGCATAAAACGGCAAGTAGTTCCGCCATTTGCTGGCATCGAGACTTTGTCAGCGACGGTAATATAATTCATAGTCGGAGTAGGAACATAGAGCATCGCAGGCGCAAGCGACTGGAGGATCATAGGTCCCAAGTTCGACGTATTAGTAATAGTCATGTAAACCTCTGAGCTTACATTTAGAATGATATGTGATCCGTGGACGATGCGTATTACGTCCGTTCTCTTTCATATCTGATGGAGTTTGCGAATTCTCCTAACGCGATTGCATATAACGCTTATGCTTGCGTAATCTATTTATAATTAAAGTTTTAATTTTATTCAATTGTTAAAATGAGGGGTCATGCTCCCCCTCAAATAAAAGCCGATTACAACCTCAACCTATTCTTCAATTCTTGCATTTTGTCATGAGCTTGTTTCTGACCAGAAGGACTAAAATCGCCAACATTCCCATAAGGTGATGCTCCGACACCAGAAGGCTGGTAATATGGGCTTCTTCTATTGGCATCGATCTTTTCTTGTACTGAAGATTCTCTAGGTTTTTCTTTATGGATTCCAAGGGCTTTAATATTCTTATAAACAAGCTTTTGACGCTCAAAACCTGCAGGCATTTCTAGAATAGTTTCCGCAAGTTCAGGATCTAGTTGTGCAAACTTCTCCGCATGGCTCATAACTTCTTGGAAATCAGGATTATTTTTCATCCAGTTATTTTGACGTTCTTCAGTGATAGCCATTTTAACGGCTCTTTGAATCTCGCTTTGAGTCTCTTGTTTGATCTGATTACCAAACTTAGCTTGTTCTTTTCTTAAACGCTTATGGTCAACATAAGGTTCTGAATCTGAATCATCTTCATCATGCACAGGTTGATTTCGTTGTTGTAGTTGCTCTTGTAGACGTTGATTCTCAGCCTGTTGCACTGTTAATTGCTGTTGGTATCTTTGCTCTAGTGCTCTAAAGTTTAGCTCTTTATTGCTTGCTGGCTGATCTTGTGCTTGATTTTCTTGCGTGGGTACTGTCATGATATCCTATGGGGTTAACGCTCCTCGGCGCTGGATAGATGAATTAAACTAAAATTTGAAATTGATGGCAATACATGAAAATTGAATGTTTAGGATGTTCAAAATTATTAACTGAAGATGAATGCGTTGCTCCTTTGTCTCAAAATGGTAAAGAATACATGGTAAGATTATGTTGTGGTCGTTGTATGTTAAATACAGAAAATCATGAAAGATTTATTAAAGATGGATGGTTTATAAATGAAACTCAATAGACTTGAAACCCATGACCGTTTGCAACATTTTGTTAAAGATCAGGCAATTAACATATTTCAAGGCGCTGAAGACTGCCTAAAAAAGAACCCTGATTCATTAGCCATTCAAGAAAAATCCCCTTACGTTTACTTGTTTGCACATCCAAGAACGGCAGACGATGGAGTTAATAAACGCATGTTATGGCAACCACGTCTTTCAATACCTGAAGCACAACCCAATTCGTATCTTTTTAGAGCAATTTCTCATACTGATACCATTCAAGTGGTTTGGTTATTACCTCCAAAAGAACAATGGAAACAATATGAAAAAGGGAATGTTACAGAGAGTAACGAGGTGGCATGGAGTATTGAGATGTACAAGCATAAGCGCAAAGAGCTAGAAAAGCCCCATCCCGATGATATACTTGAAGAATATGGAAGGCTGATATTAAAGGCAATAGTCGATGAGAAGCTACAAGATGTTAAGAAAAAGAAAATGCTGTCTTCAAGTGACTCTATAATCTTTAAGGCTTAGATATGTTTAATATGCCTTTATGTGTTGTATGTAGAGAAGCATCTCCTAAAATGAAAACGGTCTATCACCAATTGGAAAGTGGTGGAAAAACTTCAATGGCTATATGTATAAAATGTTTTGAAGAAACCAAAAACAATTGGATTAATAATAATTGGAAAGTCAAGAAAGAAACTCTATAATTTTTAAGGTTTAAATTAATGTGGGTATCATTTAAACAAAAAATGCCTGAAGAAGGACAAAAGATTATTGTTAGAAGTCCTGGAGTCAAAAGAGATGAGGATTTCATTGAAGATTATAGGTATTGGAAAAAAGAAATATTGGACTATAAGCCTAAATGTACTCATTGGTGGAATGATCATTTTAACTTTGATAAAGCTTTAGCCGAATGGTCTAAGCCAAAGATCTAGGAGCCTTACCTATGCTCTTAGATACTGCTGATTTAAGACTCATAGAACTATCAAGGGTTTTACCCATCTTCTGCTTTATTCCTGAACCATACTCATCACCCTTTCCGATTTTTGTATTGGGTGTATGAGATTGCTTTAAGCCTTTGATCTTCTTCATTCTACTTTGATCCCACTTACTTGCATCGTATCAACGCGACCGAATGGCAATGTATCAACGCGCTGCTTCGGCTCATTCTTAGAGCCTATAGGCTGTTTCATTCCTACACCGTAATCAGTGCCTGCATTAACGAAAACGCTTGATCTCTGGTCATATTGAGGGCATCTAAAATCCCATCCAAGCGGATAAGGTTTGCCATCTATGGGCTTATCTTTTGGCTTTTGGCTCTTAATAGCAGCTGGGTCTTTGAAACCTGATTTCATAAATGTCCTTTTAAAGTTGAAGCGCATCAAGAATTGAACTTGAATCCATCATTGCATTTAACATAGTGCATACCGTTGTGCTATACGCTTCAAAAACTTAATTTCTGTACTCAGGCAATCTTCCCTGATGAGACTTCACTTTAGCCTTAGCCATATCTTGAGATGCTTTAATGCGCTCTGTAGTATCTTCATACTTAGTGCATTCTCCTGCTCCACCAGCTGACATCTCTTGTTTCATTTTGCACCCTGTTGGGAACACTTGCCCTTTAGGAGCTGAACCACCAAAAAAGGCGTGGTCATCTATAGAACGACCGTCTGAAACTTGTCCGCTAGCTCTTTGTCCGCTACCTGCCATATATACATCCTTAAAGCTTTAGAAGCTTTGTTTTTAAACTAATCATTTTATAACACCTAGCCTTGCATTTGTAAAGGAGATTGCTCTTGTTGTTGATTTTGCCCTTGTTGCATTGGATCAGGCATCCCCTTCATTATTTCCATGAGGAATTTATTTGACTCTGATCTACGAGCAACATCCTGCTTCTCTCTTTCTGTTTCAAAATCAATCTCGTTCGCTTCAAGTTTGAGCTTGTTATCCGCATAAGAGGTTTCAATCTCTCCATATTTTTGAATGCTTTCGAGAAGTTGATTAAGAGCTGCTTGCTTCTCTTTAAGTGTTAACGCTTTATTTCTTTCTATCATCGACAATCTTTCTTCATACAAACCGAGGTTCGATTCGCTACGGCTATGATCTTCTCTGGCTCTAGCTATATTTGCAGTAGCTTTACTCATCAATTCTTGTAATTTAGCATGTTCAAATGCATGTTGAGTCTGTTGCATTTCATTTTGCATTGAAGCTGCTTGCTGTTCTTGCTGTTGTAGAATCTGAATGATCTCAGCTTTACCAGAGATATTCATCTTAGGAATGATCATAGAAGGAGTAAATACCTCACGTCCGAATCTTTCATTGATCTCTAACATTTGTTGAGCTTGAAGATTATTTTGCGTAGGCGTTAGATCCGATTCTTCGACTAATACTTGATACTTTGAGAATACTTTTGAGTAGAAGTGTGGAGATGGCTCTTCACCAATATACAATGCCACTTTCTCAGCGTTCCAGTTATTTAATGGGATCTGCAAAAGCTTATCACCCAGCAAGCTATCTGCTAAGTCCCATTGATCAAAGTATTTCTGGAATACAAGTAAATTAGCCGCTTGCTTCATTAACGTTGTCAATGCCGATATCTGCTTATCTTCTTGACCTGACCAATTTTCTACGTTAATACCTGCGACAGTAGGAACCAAATCAATCATCTGTTGAGCTAAAGCAAGATCTGATTCAGGTACTGCACTTGGAATGATCTTTTCAACGTCTGACATCTCATAGCCAAGATTGATAATCACATCCCAACCCTGACCAGCCTTTTTAAGATTGTCTTCGTTTGCTACTGCTCCGATCTTTCGCTTCCAACCAGCGTTAATTGTGGCTGCCGCAATATCGTTGTTATTGATGATCTTATGATTCGCTAGAAACTGAGGCGTACGCATAGGGCGGACAAGTGATCTATATACTAAATCGGGGTAGTTAAGGTGGGGTTCATAATTCCAAAAATAGGGCACCATGGGGCACGAATCAAATGAAAGGGGGTTCTCACCCTGAAACATCAATCTATCGTTAAGAACAACGCAAAGCTTCCAAGTAGGCACTTCAACGGTGACCTCTTCCATGTCAGGAATATTGTATAGTAACGCCTCTAAGTTCCCATCACCACCTGCAAAGTCAAAGAATTGGTTACGTGTCCGGCTATAAAGACGCTTCTTTTTACGTCTCCACTTGTACCAAACGTATGACACAACAAGGAGATCATTCTTAGCTAAGTTATAGTTTTCAGGCAGGAAGTAGAAAGAACCATATGTTTGAGAAGATCCAGCCATTGCCGATATGCCTTGAGTCTTACCAGGAAATCGCGCTTCTGCTTCATTTTTGCTAATGTATTCCTGACACCAGACAAACTGAGCATCGGACATATCAGGATTTCGGAAGTAAGGATCAACGATAAAGCTATTATATTCCCAAATCTTAACCTTTAGCTCTCCTTGTGCCTGATCATCACCTGTATAATCTAAATAAGGCTGAGCTAATACCATGCCAGAAATAGCTGCTAGTTCTTTTGCTTTAGACTTCATCTCATGAATAGAACCAGCGTTACACGCATGAGTAATCAATTTATTGTATTGATCGGTAGTTAAAGGGTCTGCGCCCTCTGTAGGGATATAATTGAAGTTCTTACGGTGCTGACGCTCATAGCCAGTGACGATATTTACAGGCTGTTGAATTAGATTGAAATAGTAGTTGTTATTCGAAGATGTGTTGTTGTAGTTGAAATACCGATTAACGAAGGATTGTTCACCTGCGTAGAATAGCGAATCGATATTGCTTTGATTCCAGCGGTTTTGATTAATGGGCTGATAACGAGTGTATAATCCCGTCATCCATTGGCGGATATTGCCTTCATTCGGCTCAATCGAATTGTTCCACGCGGTTGGTGTAAGTGAAATGACATCCTCCGATTAGCCGTTTTCATAGCTAAAACTAGAATGTACATTAAAGTTTTAAATATATCAATAACGGTTAAAGAACTCTATATAAGCCTCAAAGAAATTCAAAAATAATTGCGTTTCTGACATGAGAGGATGATTGAATCTGAATATAATTTGAGGGATTGCAAGCAAAACCATCACTAACATAAATAATCCTTTACCCTTATTTAAATCTTCTGAAGTCATCTTGAAAACCTATTTTGAATATATTGATTTGGATTGTTTTTTCTTTCTTGCGCACGGTTTTGAACAATAAACTGTATTGGCATATTTATTAGACATAAACTCAATATTACATGAAGGACACATCTTTTGAATGTCGTCTAATCCTTGATCTCTGCGCCATTTACTTTTGCAACTGTTAGAGCAAAATTCTTGATGATATGTCTTAGTTTGAGCCTGATTATTACAAACTTTACATGTAATAGTTATAGGCTTTCTTTCACTCCATGCTATAATTCCATGTGCTTTATGCCACGCCCTACCTTCTTCGCTTGCATGCCATGCCTTTGTTAAATGCCTATATTTATCGGCTGCATCTTTAGATTGCTTTCTTCTTTCAGGAGTAAGCATATGAAGTTTTAGATGTTCAGATTGAGCCATTAACTCTAGATTCTCAATAGAGTTATTAGATTTATCTCCATCTTTGTGATGGATATGACAACCTTTTGGGATGCTTCCTCTATTGTTTATCCATACCCATGCATGCGCTCTTATCTTGGGGCAGGTAGTAGAAATCCAATAACCTTTGTCTTTATCAATGTAAAACTTTTTATTAAAATGTATTTGGTGTTTGTTCATGTATCAGATTGTAAAGCTGCTTTGGATATATGTCAAATACATCTACATAGAAAATCTATTTTTCATATACTGAGTAGCATTGTGTTGATATGGATTATAAACGTTAACTTTATGCGTCTGTAGTATATACCTTAGGCTGTCGACTAAATGATCCCCCCTTTTAACTGGCGCGTCTTCTCCTTCATTACTTTTCTTTGAATCCCATACATAGCCTTCTATCTCCCGTATTAAATTAGGACAGCAATCAAGGACAAATAGATTACCTTCTGCCATTTCGCTAGTCATTTCCCTGATTCCTTCTGTCACATCATTATCTGCTTGAATAACTGGTAATCCTTTACGCTGAAGTTCTAACTTCATACTTACCGCACTTGGATCGATATAAATAGCTCTTACTCCGTAAGGCTCTAAAAACTCCTCAACATCCCTTGCATACTCGCTATTAACCTTTTGTCTTCCTGTTTGTTTAGAGTTCCAATAATACTCTTTCTCTACCCATAGACATTTGCCCGTTTGTGTTGTATGCCCTGTTGAAACTCCGATTAGCACACAACCGAATGCATTGCTAGTTCCGTAATCTATGCCAGCTATCCAATATTCAGCAGCTCTAGGAGGTCGTTTAAGTACGTGTATATCTCTATCGAAAAAGTCAAAAATGGCTCCCTCAGCCAAGCACCATAAGCCAAGATAGTTACGCTTATAGAATAGTCCGGATAAGCTAGCCTTAATCCTGTTTTTGTAGGCGTCGTCGACATAAGGGTTATCATCAAGCGTGAAGTGAAGTTGATAGTAATTTGGATCTCCCTCCTCGGCCATGTTGATCCATTGCTTTACTTTATGCCCCGGATGCGATGGATTCATAGATGCGAAACCCATAGACCATGGATTAGAAAGGCGCGTGTCGATCATATCAATAATAGATTCGGGATATAGAGTGATCTCATCGCAGTAAACAAGGCTCATCGTCTTACCTTGAAACTGCCCTATTGCGCCCTCATCTTTAGCACCTAAGCAACTAATCGTTTTATCTTTAAACTTGAGCTGTCTCTTACCTGCGTACCAGGTGCAGAATGGCCGGAATACGCTTAGTTGCTCCGATTCAAGCAGTAAACGGATAGCATTCTCATAGATTGTAGCAGAGCTATGCCCTACCATAAATATTTGCGAATCCACACAATCATAAGCCGCTTGCATAAATCGTATAAGCGTTCCTACAGTCTTGCCTGAACGGACAGATCCATGCGCTAAATTCCAGTGTCGGGTACTTTCGTTGATGAATTGCACTTGCTTAGGAGCTAGTAAATCTTTCATAATGTCGCCACGATAGCAAAAGAGGTGTTAGAATGGGAATATATTACTTTGCAGTGGACTATTCAGCAAAAGAACAAATGTGGGCGCCTAAAGATTTTAGCGACAAATGCATTTACTATCCCACGCATCCATTGCCCCATATGATTGCTATGAAAAATTGTTACGGTAGCCATTTTGAAGTTGTTAATGACATGTCAACCGTTGAAGAACATGAATTCAAAGACGTAACCGATGAAGTATATGAACAATTGAAACAAAGATTTCCTGAATTTGATTGGGTACAATATGAAAAATAGAGCTAAATGCAAACTTTGTTATTCCATCATTGAAAGCTTTCATCTGCATGACCATGTCAGTTGTAAATGCGGAGAGATCTCTATTACCGGAGGAACTCAAGAATATACCGCTATGGCTAAGCAATGGAGTAATTTCTTAAGGGTAGATGATCAAGGTAATGAAATAATTGTTACTGTTAAAGATGAAGAAAAACCAGATGAACAGCCACTTTACAAAGAAAAGTTATCAAGAGAAGACAAATTAAAAATGTTGGATGAAATGATAAAGTCATATGAGAATTTACCCACTCATGCTCTGAATAACCCTATTACTGGCTATGATTTAGTCTCTGCGCTTTTACTTGTTAAATCGCTACTAGAGCCTTGATTCTGCTTCATTTGAGCCATCAACATACTGAACTTATCGAGAACATCTGCCGGAAGTTTTTCTAATTCTTCAATGCGTAATGATTGCAAGAATCGGGCTGTTTCGTCTTCTTCTTGTTTTAAGTCTTTAAAGTAAACTCTTTGCCATCTGTCTTTTATAGCTCTATCAACTGAACTATCTTTATCTAAATATCCAATACCTATAATTTTAAGGGCTTTCCTGTAATAGGGTAAAAATTCAGGTGCTCTGTGCATACATTCCCAAACATTTTCAGTAATGAATTTTTCAATTCCCCACCATTGGGAAAGATGCAAAGGGTTATTTAATTCTACCCATGCAATCATTTCTTCACCCAAGGCAATCATTTCTTCGGGAGGAGGGCAAACAGTTCTAGGTCTTCCAGCTCCCATTATTTAACCTCGGGATCTAATTCAAGAATATATTTAATGTCATTCATATCAATACATGCACCTAGACCAAGATAAACCCATCTATTTTTAAAATGATGTCTAATTTCATCAATAGTCTCTTTTAATTCTTCATTGTTTTCTGGATATAAAATGATTTCAGTTTCCCACTTAGTGTAAAGCTTAATCTGAATCATTCAACCACCATTTTAATACGAACTTCCACTTTATCGGGAGTTGAATTGAATTCTTTAACGGCTAAATCCATCAAAGGCTTAATCGTTGGGTCTTCTTCATGCACTGCGTAAACGTTATAAAGTAAGTGCTTTGTCGTCTGGCGCTTTTCTTCGTTTTTGACTGTTATAGATATCTCTGACGGCATTTGACCTCTATGTTTCCTGTAAAGTACTAAGTTTAAAGAAAAAAAGAAAGAAAAAAGCTTGTGTATAAATGTGCCATTTGATATATTTATGCCATAACCAACCAATCACAGGGATAAAATGAACAGTTTAGAAAAAATACTAATGTCAAAGAAATACGCATACATGAGCCAATTATTCACACTTGTTTTAAATACAAATGGAGACGGATGGCAATTAAGCAAGCAAGCTTATAAGAAGATCAAAGCAGATGGGGAAACGGGTCGTGGCGTTATATTAGTTAACTTAGACGGCAATATTATGTGGGTATCTGATGAAGAAGCAAAACAACATGGAGTAAAAGAGCTTGATGAAAACTTCTTTGAGTTGAATCCTGATCTGCTTCCTGCAATACACAACAAAGAAATATTAGTATAAAAACACTCTAGTCACAGGATAAAAAAATGTACAACTCACTAAACCTTTTTGAATTTGAAAAAGAAGCGAAAGACTATTCTGATAAAACCCTTAATTCTGCTGGAATACCATACGAACTAACGTTCACAAATGGAATAGTTTTTTGCTTAGTTTTTCCGAAAGATAAAGATCTTGATTATGCGCATGATGATGATTTATTTCTTAATGAAGATGGAAGTTTTATACATCGCTATAAGCTAGAACAATCTAAAGAAACAACTCTTTTAGACTGCTCTGACTGCTCAGAGTTTTTTCTACAAGATCCAGAGCTTATAGATGATAAAGAGCCTTTCCTATGCAAAAAATGCGTTATTAAGTTGGCCAATGGTCCAGATGATGAATACTTCGAGCGTTTGAATGAAAGCATGGCATGTTACGAAATGAGACAAGAACAACAATTAAGACAAGCAGGAAGAATATGAACCAAATCGAAATCAAAAGAATCCGCATTAGTCCAGAAGTTCATAAACTTGCAAAAGTGCAATCCTCTAAAGAGGGCATATGCATGTACATGTGGATTGAGAATCTGATACTTAAAGCTGTTAAAGAAAATAATCCCCGTCAATGAAGCGGACGGGAACGCTAAAGACTTACATTGCTTTGATTTCTTTAACGCAATGAATGTTTAGAGAGGCGACAGCAACAGGAAACATAATACCTGTTGTGTTCGGAGACATATCAAGAGGGAAATTAGAAGCATTTCTAAGCTTCAGAACATCACCAGCCAAAATATCTATGATCACTTCACTTGCAATCGGCAATGTGTCATCATTTGGAGCTTGTGTATATCCGCTCAATGTAGAACCAGGAACAATTACGTTATTCAACCATAGCCCGAAACTGAATGAAGGAGTAGGGCTTGGAATAGGTGGCTCTACTTTAGCTTCTGCACCCCAACGAATACTGTAAGTTCCAGACTTTAGGAATTTCACAGATCCATCCACACTCATCATAGACAAATCAAAATCACCTACAGATACAGCATTTTGACCTTGAAAAAGCACTGTATCAGATGCGCCACCGAAAGGCGTTAAAATCTGAGCAGGATTAGCATAGACGTTTGCATAAGCTTCACAGCACTTGCAATGACCATGATGGCCACAATCTTCACATGCTGGGCCTTGAAGTCCCTGAACGCCTTGATCTCCTTTAGGTCCCATGATTCCTTGCGCTCCAGGCACACCTTGGATACCTTGTTCACCTTGAAGCCCAGGAACTCCTTGAAGACCTTCTTTACAGCAATGACACTCTTTTTTATGATCATATTCTTTACACATAGAACACCTCTTTTTTTATGCGGACTAGCCCACATAACTTGAAATTGTCATATACATAAATTAATATCTACAATAAATTTAAACTATTTTTAATACATTTGTGCACTTTATGTGATAGTTATAATGTGCACAGTAAACTTTATTTATTATTCGGTGTATATATGAAAGACGAACTCAAATTCTTGTCAGTTAGAATCCCTGAACCAATACACAAGAAATTAAGAATTAAGGCTATAGATGAAGGATTGACTTTGCAAGAATTAATATTAATGATGATCAAAGAGAAAGTGAGCCTAAATGAATAAGCTCACATGGACTAATAAAGCGCCAAAGGTGAACTTGACTTGAACGATTCAACACTCAAAGATTTAGCTTGTTCCATAAATTGCACCTTCTTTTTACCATCGAATTCCGAACCGTTTTGATCGACATGGTATGTATCCCCTCGGCCCTTTGATACACTAGCATAGCAAGCACATGAGCATAAAACGAGTGATGTGATTAAAATCTTTTTCATATTTCTCCTATTCTTCTATTTTTCTTAATTGATATCCTTGAAATTCTGTTCCATCAACGGTGATTTTTCTATCCCAATGACATTTAACTTTAACATTATAATCCTGTTCGTATTTGTCTATAGCTTGCTCAATTTCTCGGTAAGCTAGCTTAGCAATCATCAACTTGTACATTTCATTCATTCTAGATCCTTTGGGTTTACGTCTGAATAATCCCCATATAATTCTTTGGTTTTTAATTCCTTGCAACGTTGGCATTTATAGAGAAATCTAGTAATAGAATAACATTGATTTGGATCGTCCATGTAAACCCTGACATGCTTATGCAATAAAAGAATCCATTTATGACCAAAAAAAAAGCACTTTAAACGTTTCAAAAAACACCGTAGTTGCAGGCTAGGAGGCTGTTATATATCAACACGGCTTACATTTTAAACTTCTTTTTTTTTGGAGTGATATTTCTTCACAAAAACCTTCTTCATCGAAATAAAAATCATGTGAAATGGCCAAAAGAGTAAGGTAATAAGGCGTTATTGCATAGGTATTGTACAATTGCATACATTCATTTTTAGTCAAAAATTTCTCTGGTCTAGAAAAAATCTTCTGTAAGAAGTTTCCCCCCCGTAAAAATGATTTTCTAGCATCTTTTATTCTATCTTTGGGATCACCAGTTCTTAAATCACTCATTCAACCCTCAAAACTTTGATTCCGCACATAGGGCAGTAGTTTACAGTTATTTGCGCATTAACGTTGATATAAGAATTATATATGCAAAGAATGTTCTCTTCCATTTCGATTCTACAGCTATCAGTTTTTATGCTGCATTCACAATGCAAAGGCTTTACTTCAGTCATATTTGACATAATCCTTAATATATTTTAAAATTTAGAGGACGAATAAAACTCGTTTTTGTGATGATTGATGAATATTTGACGGCTCGCAAGGGTCGTCATTTTTTCACTCTCGATCCTTCATGAAATCTAATAAATTCATCACACTTTCCGTCTTTGAAAGGAATTTCATCAAAATACGACTGTACATATTCGCAAGGCTTCGCTTTATACCGATAACATTTTTCTTTATGTGGACATTCCCCGCCTGTGCAGAGAGTTATATCAGGCACTACTTCACTACCTGTATTTTAACCGGGTACAAATCCTCTACTTGCTTTTTCTTCATAATAAACATCGGTGTTGACATGCCTTTTACGTCTATAAAGGAAACGGTTCCATCCGCATAAAATACCTGAAAATCTACCACGTATTTCGTGTTTCCAGGAAGCTTAAAAGGTGTTTGCATCAAGAAAAAAACAACTTCACCGGCTTTTTGTAAAAGCTTTAATTTATTGTAATAGGATCGTTCGGCTTTTGAGCTAAATTTAATATCGTCTTGCTCACATCTAACGGCTGAGAATTTATGCCTTATCATATCTCAAACTCCATCTGACAATCCTTGCAAGTGCATTGATTTTCATCTTTCTCACATATCTTAATGAATCCAGTGCGCATAGCTATTTCAACACATCCTGCGCCTTCTTCTACCAGTTTAGTTAGTAGTTCGTTTCGATCCTTTTCAGGCATTCTAAAAGGATCTTTAATAGGATCATCCATCTTTGCACTCACTTGGTTTTTCTGGTCTTTTATTGCAATAACCACATCTTTTATCTCCACATGCGTTAGAAGTCCAAACGTCGCAAGTTTTACAAAAAGTAGCATCGTATTTTTCATTATATGAGGGTTTTATTCCGCATTGAGCGCACGGAAAATTAACAAATAGGCTCACAGGTTCTCCCTTTATTTAAACCTTCTTGATATTTTGCAATGTGATAAACCTGCTCTTCATCCATTGAAAGATCATTCGCTATTTGCTTATTGGTTTTTCCGTTTCTTTTAAAAAACATAATGCATTTAGCTCTCGCGTCAAGAAAAACACCCCAAGGATGCGGCTCATCATTCATTTATTAATCCCCATTAAGATTTCAAACGCTTCTTTGACTTGCACGGGAACAACGGAGTTAAATGCCCTTAAGTTTTCCATGTGCAAAACCTGTATTTTTCCAGTTTCTATAATGCTTATTACATAATCCTTTAGCCTTATGAGGAAGTCCGCAAATATCACAAACTTTCTTTTCATAAATATGCTCATAATCACCCTTAGAATGATGTAACTTTGAATGGCAGGAAGCACACAACGTAATCAGATTGCTTATGTCATTATTTTTCCAATTACCATCCCTATGGTGAACTCCAAGCCAATGATTCCCCTTACAGGTAGCACATTTGTCTTTCTTAAAGGATTGTAATTTTCTTCCTATCCATTGCCTTGTCTGCTCTTTTTTCAAATGAAATTCAAGCTGACATATTTTAGAACAAAACTTTCTCTTTTTAAAGGAGCCTAAATCTTGAAATCGGTCGCCAAAGTAAACTCGATAATATTGTTTTTGACATTCTGCGCATATCTTAACTGGATCTTCTTTTCTTTTCATTACCCCATTATAAGGATAGGGTAATATAAATCCAAACCATTAAGCATCCTTTGGCCATAGATTCAAAAATTCTTCTCCTTTAACGATCTTTTCGAAAACATCAAGACCTATTCTCTCGTAAACATCTAACTTGTGAAGCGGCTCTCCATCGTCCAGTTGGACGATTTTCTCGTATGACTGCTCTAACTGTTCGATCCAATTTTTATTCATAAAATTCCTTAATAATCGAGAGCCATTATTAGTATTGAAGCACCAAAAAATATTAAAACCAAACTTTGATACCATTCAAATGTCAATGATAGAGCTAACCCTGTAAAGCATGGGTGAAACATGAACTTTAATAACTTGATAAGGTTTTTTTCATTCATTCCGTCTCCTTCTTCATATCGTAATCATCTCCTAAAATCGCCTTAGCGACTTTTTCCTGACACTCTGGGCAGATTCCCTTATTTGTGAGGTCAATGAGATTAAGTTGATCAGAATTTATGCTCTTAGAGGCAGTAAACGTGTCTAAATTGTCGGTCATTTTGTGGCCTTTTTTATTAAATTCTGTCTTGAACCATGTATTTTTTCTTTAACTCTAATTTCTCAATCTCTCTTTGTCTTTTAAGCAATGCGAAATCAGCTTGATTACAGTTATCCATGATTTGCGCGAGCCTTTGATGATCAACTTTAGCACCTTTTTCCATATCTGAATAAATCATATTCCATGCTCGATCACATGTTTCCTTTTTTGAAAGGAGCTCATGTCTCCCCCTTTTTTCACTGACCATCTTGCTCTTTCCATTGTCTTCGATCTTCCCCGTTAAGTTCTATAATTGTATTTTTAGCTGCATAAATTCGAGAGCTAAATCTTTCATGAAAATTGCTAATTAGTTCCCCCTTTTTAAGGTTTGATGTGATTAAAGTTGGCAATCCGCTCTCTACTCGAATATTTACAAGCTCGAAAAGCATTTCTTTTTGCCAATCTGTCATCGAAGAGCTACCCATATCATCTAAAATCACATAGGGAGATTCGCAAATCTGCTCAATTTTCATCAGCGGATCAAAGTTCTTTTGAATCTCAGATCGCAAAAGTCCAAATAGTTTGTACTCTGTAAAAGCCCTGACATGCTTATTTTTTTCCTTAACAAAGTTATAAAAAGCAGCGCAAAGAAAAGTTTTTCCTGTTCCCACGTTTCCGCAGAAATAGAAAATGTTTTTCTTTCCATCCATCCAGTTTATAATCTTTTCAACATGCTCTTTAGATTGCTGAACTTGGGCTATATGAGCCTTTTCTAGGTTTTTTCCGAAGGGGAAGGGTTCTTTTTGAGTAAGCATTTTTTGTATTCTCCAAATGTTATTGTGTCTTCTTTAATTTTTTCAGTTTCTTGTAATGGGTTCTTAATTGCTGTTTTGTGGTCTTTAGACGACTTATTTTCTTTTTCCTTGTCTATCGTCACGCAAATTGATTCAAGGTATTTAAGAGGAGTATTTATGGGGCTAGTTAGGAGTCTGAATCGGGATATGGATTCGTTAACGGTTTCGGTTGAAAAGGGAAGCTTGATAAAATGTAGGTAGATATCGGATTGAGTTATCCTCTTCATTTGCCCGCTTGTCCTCCTATACCAAATGTTCTCTCCTATGTTTTTACCAGAATCATCATCAGCAGGTGCAACCTGCATTTCTTCTGATGATGATGATTTAGAATATTCTTTCTTTTTATGTTCTTTCTTATGATTGTCTTCTTTATCGTGTTGATTTTGGGCATCTCCGCCTTCGGTGTCTCCATTTTCGGGACATCGGTAACATTTTTTGAATTTAGGTTTTTCTGAAATGAAATATCTGCATCGTTTTAGGTTTTTATAAGTATATTCTTCTCTTAGTATATAACCTGCCTCGATAGCTTCATTCACAATTTGAAAAAGCTTATTTCTTCCTATATGTCCACTGACATGCTCACGTATTTGTGAGATTTTTATCTTCCACGTTCCCTTGTTTGCCAATAAATAGATGATGAGCCATCGACAATTTGGAGATATGCTTTGATCTCTTATTAAATCATTACTGATTTGTGCATATGGATTATCTTGATCATGAGGACATCTTTGAATGGCATCGATATCTTCTTCTTGCCATGATTTTTTAGCGTAAGACATAACATTTTCCTGTAAATCTTTCTTTGTATTTGCAGAAATTGCCAGAAAAACTTAAGATTAGAACATAACTTCCTAGTTAGTTCATTTTTAATTTGAATAGATTCCAGTCTAAACAAATAATCGTAAGTGACAATTTCCACCGTCTAGAGAATAAAATACCTAGGCGGTTTTTTTATGCCTCAATGACTTCATTCACTGAAATAATCCAAAAAAACTCCGTGCTGGATATCAGCCTTAATCTTCCTAAAAATCGAAAGAAATACTCACGGGAAATTAGTTGCATTAAATCATGAAGTAATAGTATCATTGTAGGCTTTGTATCCTTGTTTTTGATTTCATAGTTGTATCACAGTCACTAATTTAGGCACATTCCCAATCTTTATTTGAAATAAATTCGCATATCGCTATAACAGTGATATGAAAGAAATGTTTATCACTGTGTTAGAGTGTATTCTAGATACCAATATCGATTGGGTTTGGGTGCTGATATTTCTACCCTTTATCATCGCCTTTCTGGTTTTTGTTATTTTCACGTGCTAAATCTTCGTAAGTCACTTCATTCTTTGTGAATTTCACAATTGCCATAGCAGTTTTTAGTGTTATGTCTGTCGTTCTTTTTAAAATACAACTGATTGTAGGGCGTGATATTCCTATTTCTCTAGAAAGCTGGGGTTGGTTCCATCTGTTTTTAGTCATCCAAGTTCCTAAATCCATTTCTTTTCCTTTTTTTGATAATTCGTGTTGTGTTAAATGTTAAGCTGTGTTACATTTTAGACATAACGATAAACCGATACACGTTAAACGTCAAGGGGAATCATGAAGGACATAGTTGAAACCATTATCGGACTAGTCACAATAGCGATAAGTAGTTTTTTTATTTTATTACTGATAGGAGATTAAAATGTTTGCAAACCCAAGCGAAATGTACAGAGAAGAAATGAGGAGTTACAGAATGGAATATACTAAGAATGAACGAGTGCTTGACTCTATGGAACAATACAAATCAGACGCTTTACAAAGAATAGCTAAGATCGTGGATGTTTTCTATTCAGAAGCAATTGCGGTTACAATCGCTTCTGGATATGAAAATGAGCTAGAGCAAGCTATAGAAATAGTAAACCGATTGAGCTTAAACGACAAGCATATCGCTGCAATTTTGAACGATAGCGAAATGATGGAACGCATACTAAAAGAAGAAGCTGAAGAAAACGAATATTACGAAAATCAAGGGGAATAAGATGACCGTCACAATACAAAACAAACAAGAACTAGCTTTTTTCAATGCGGATCAGGCTTCACTTATTAAGAATTACTTATGCAAAGGCATCAATGACGAAGAACTAAAACTTTTTCATGCAGTATGCAAGAAGACTGGACTTGATCCGTTTATGAAACAGATCTATGCCGTCAAAAGAAACGGTAAAGATGGTGCAGCAATGACAATTCAAACTTCTATTGATGGTTACCGGCTCATTGCAGAGCGCACAGGGCGTTATTGTCCTGGACGTGAGTCAACATATACCTACGAAGATGGAAAGGTCGTGTGCGCCACTTCTTACGTTAAGAAACAAACTGCTGATGGAACTTGGCATGAAGTAGGTGCTTCAGCTTATCTTTCTGAATATGCTCCGAAATATGCAAATCAGTTCTGGGATTCAAAACCTCATATTATGCTAGCTAAATGCGCGGAGTCTTTAGTTTTAAGAAAGGCATTCCCGAATGAACTTAGCGGATTATACTCAGAAGAAGAGATGCAACAGGCTTCTAATAACTTAGCGGAACAAACGATTTCAGAACAGCAAGCGCAAGAGTTAATTTACATGCTTTCTTTATGCTCGCCTGAATTTATTGTTAGATTTAACAAACGCCTCACTGAAGAAAAAAAGATTTCTTCGCTTATGATGCTCCCTCTTTCTTGTTACGAAGGAACAAAGAAAGCGTTCATTATGAAGGGAGAAGAATATCAGAATTCAATTAAAGTAATCGACTTTGAGAATAAGGAAAACACGACAAAATACGGCGAGGATGCGATTAATGGGTAAATTCATTGATCTTTGTGGAATGAAATTTGGAAGATTGACGGTTGTATCCCGTCGTCCTAATGATACGCCGAATCAAGTATCATGGAATTTAAAATGTGATTGCGGAAATGATGTGGCATTACGAAGTAAAGAAATAAAAAGAAAAAGTTGTCCAAGGATTTCATGCGGATGTCATCTACCTAAACCAATAAAAAAACCAATAGAATTAATAAGACTTAAGTGGATTTGGCATGATATGCGACACCGTTGTACTCGACCAAACCACAAAGCTTATATAAATTATGGAGAAAGAGGAATTAAAGTTTGCGAAAGATGGCAAGTATTTAAAAACTTCCTAGAAGACATGGGAAAACGGCCTAAAAAGCATTCAATAGATCGAATTGATAATGATGGGAACTATTCACCTGAAAATTGTCGATGGGCCACAATGAAACAACAACAAAATAATAGAAGAATGTGTGTTAAAGTTAATTATTTAAACAAGGAATATAATCTTAAACAACTTTGGGAAAACCATTGTAAAAATCCTAATCTTACTTACAGAGCTTTTGTAATGAGATATCACAAGGGATTTGATTTAGATTTTTGTTTATCTGCTAAATATGAAGGGAATCGTAAAAATGCAACCATATGAAATTCAAAGATCTGAGGCTTGGTTTCAGTTTAGAAAAAAAATGATAACTGCAACAGACAGCTGTGTAATCATGGGAGTCTCTCCTTGGAAAACCTTGCTGGAATTATATCACGAAAAAATAAGTGATGTTCTCCCTGATAAATCAACCGAAACATTCGCAATGAGAAGAGGAACAGAGCTTGAGCCTTTGGCTTTGCAGGTTTTTGAGAATCAAACAGGGTATCTAATGATGCCTTCTGTTGTTGTTCATCCTACAATCCCCTATATGATGGCTTCTCTTGATGGCTTGGAATTAGAAAAAACTGTAGCACTAGAAATTAAGGCGCCCGGCCGAGCTGATCACGACTTAGCATTAAAAGGAATCGTACCGGAAAAGTACATCCCTCAGCTTCAGCATACTATGGAAGTTTGTCAGTTGGAAGAAATCTACTACATGAGTTATATTTCTGACTCCGATTACACAATTTTCAAGGTTAATAAAGACGATGACTATACAGCCAAACTCATTACAGCCGAATTGGAATTCTGGAAAAGAATTCAAGACAGAAATCCCCCGGAGCCAACCGATCGAGATTCTGAAGAGATCAAAAGTGCAGATTGGGTACACTGTTGCGATCAATACGCAGTTCAACACCTCTTATCAAAAGAACTTGAATCCCAACTTGCAGAGATTGAGTGTGAAAAAGAGCGCATCAAAAACGAACTCATTCACTTGGCGAATAACAAATCGGCCTTTGGTGCAGGCCTCAAGCTTTCAAAGTCTGTTAGACGAGGACATATCGATTATGCAAGAGTCCCAGCATTACAAGGGCTAGATCTCGAGCCTTACAGAAAAGAATCTACTGAGACGTGGAGAATTAGTTTGAAGGAGGCTGTTTGATGAGCGAAGATATCAAATGCAAATTCTGTAGTGAAATATCAATGTATGATTGTGAGCCAGCATTATTTTCTTTAGTGGATCTTTTAAAATTAAACATTTGTGAGGATTGTAGAGATGAGGAAATCGAAAATGAATAATCTACTTTTATTAGTCCTCTGCTTCGGCGTGCCTGATAACTATCCACCTAGTGATTCTAAGGGTGCTAATGGGAGCAAGGAATATGTCGTGTGAATGGATCAAAATAGAAGATAAGTTACCCGAAATAAATCAATGGGTTATCAGCTATGGTAGTAATGGACATAATTGCCCCAAATACATAGCTATGACTCAATTTTGTTATAATGCAAATACGGGCTATTATTGGAATTTACTTAGTAGTGGATGCGGATGTTGTGATACTGATATGAAAATAGTTACACATTGGATGACAGAGCCGAATTTTCCCGAATAAAAAAAGAGCTGTCCCAACCAATCACGGAAAGACAGCTCTAAATGAATTTATACTAACACTACCAAAAAATTGGAAATTCTTGATAAATGCACATTAGCAGATAAGCTAATATTCTCCAACAAGTTCAAGTAATCCTTTTGCAAGTCCTTGAGCGACTTCTCTTTCCATGGTGATAATTTGCTCTAAATTGTCATCGCGATCATGGAATTCAAGAACGACATTATCGCCATCTTCTATTTCGTAGTAGTCAATCGTAGAGCGTTTATCTATCATTTTTTCACTCTGTTTCTTTTGTTGACCATCTTTTTCCCTGATTTATCTTAGAGATACATTCCCTTTTTACTTCATATAATGATGCAATTTCTTTATGAGTCATATCTTTCTTATCGAGCAATGCTTTTATTTCTTTAACTTTTTCAATATCCAATTTGTCGTTTTTTCTAGGAAATTTCCTAATTGATTTTTTTCTTGGTGTATCTCCAATTATAAGTATATTCCTATGAACTTTTCGATGACAAATCACACATAAAATCGCTAGATTTTCTATAGAATTATTATTTGGGTCATAGTCAACATGATGAACATCTAAACAACATTTGTATTCTAAATAACCGCAAATTTGGCATTTAGATTCTTTCTTGGAAAAAGCAAATTTTCTAGTAGAGGGCCCTGAATTTCCTAATTGCCCCTTTTCTCTTGCCATCATTATTGCTAATCGTCTTTTATCCCTTTGGTCTTCTTTCTTATTGGTTTGCTGAATATTGTAACATTCAACCGAACAAAATTTCCTAACTCCTTTCCTAGATGGAGAATCAATACATTCTTTTCTACAAATTAAGCATGAAAATTTACATTTCTCATATTGTTTGTGATTTTGACAATCCAAACTACAAAATCTTGCAGTTTTTATTCTATATTCCGGAACGTAGAATAATTTTTCACAAGCCTTACATGCGATATTTTCGCCTTTTCTTTTTTTTGTCATATAAAACCTTTTGAAGGCATTATATCAATTGCTTCCGCTTGTTTTCAACTACTTCTTTTTTTTAGATATCCCAGCTTCGCTCATTGCTATGGCAGTCGCCTGTTTCGGGGAAGTGACTAGATTTCCTTTCTTTGAACCAGAATGTAATTTACCTTCTTTTGATTCTGCCATCACTTTCTTAATCTTATCTTTCTGCTTGCGTGTCTCTTTCATAAAATTCCTTTTCTATCAAATCTAGTAAACTTTCCTTTACGTATCAATAAATATCATTCCCCTGTAAAATTTCGTACCAACGAAACGAAATTTTGAGAAATACATACTTATGACAACATGCTATCAACTAGATTTATTTGAATCTAACGATCCTATTACATTGATACAGAAAGACTTTAGGCTTCTAGATAAGAAATGTCAAAATGTCCAACGTGGTTTATTCGCACGCTTTGCAACTGTACAAGAAGAAATGGAAAATTTGCGCGATCTATGTTATAAAATGCGCATGGAAATTGATGATCTCAAGGTAAACAATTGTAAGGCCGAAATACTGCAATTCACAACGGAAAAAACTTGAAAAACACTCTATTAACTTTTATGGCTCTTATCAGTATGCCTTTATATGCTGATCTTGAAAATAATGCGTACATTTATTTTGATCGAGTAGATTCAAATGAATATAAGACGTGTATCATTTACAGGGACCATTATTACATTGCCCCAATGCCAGAACATTATAAAGGGTGTCCTTGCCTAGCTGAATAATCTAGCCAACTCTGACCGCTGATATTCTACCCGCTCCCGTGCAAGTTCCCGAAGCAAAAGAAGCTGTGCCAACAAGATAATAAGTAGTAGTGCCAGACAAAAGCACTCTAAAATTAGGTATTGATTGGCCGAATTCTACAATTGTTGCTGCTGACGGAGTGTAAACTGTTTGACTATCTCCAAGTACTGTCCCAGTTTGTGAGTTTGTATTTGTTGAGATACCTGTTATACAAAAAGCTCCAGCCACTGAAAAAGTAAAATCTGAAATTCCACTAATATCCCATACACCCGCCGTTACAGATATAGAAGTAAAGTTTTTAGCTGTTCCTGTTGAAAAACTTATACTACCCGCTTGACCTCTGATTTGTTGGCCTATAAATCCGGCTGGTGGGGCTGTATTGGTGTTATTTCCTTTCATCTGTACACCAGTAGAAAGAACCGCGAAATTAGTCGTGTCTATTGATGGAACACCTGTAGCACTCGTCGTTAAAACACCACTATTTGCAGTTGCCAAGGCGCTCATGACATTTGCAGATGACGCATAAAGAAGGGTGCTAACTGCGTTTGTATTCGGATATGTGGAAGTTGTTGCGCCCAGTTGAGCTGTAGAACTATCTTGAGTTACAAGTGTAGTATTTGAGTTACTTACCCCTGCAATACCTGCAATATATGTTTTGTTTTGCTGACCTGAAGAACTTCCTTGAGTACCGATTCGGATTGTATTGCTTTCTGCCGCTGTTCCATTATTTGCAATAATAATATTAGATGATTCCGATCCAGTGTAAGAACTTGCAGCACCATCCCCAATGGCTATTACTCTAT